CGTCGCAAATACGCCAGTTCCAACCCGGTAAAGGCGGTGGCAAATCTTTCAATGGAAGACACCCTTGTTTCTTTCTACAAGCTACTAAAAGGGTACCTCGTCGTCACGCGGTTCATTAGCATCCACCTCGCCCTGCTTAACGGCTAGGGCAAATTCGTATGCTGCTTTAAAGATTTCTGAGTGTGTTGGCGAACCCGTCATTGTTTCGTAATTTATATCAAGTGCGTCACTGCGATTAATAACCCAGCTATACCAGTTCCCCTTGTTGTTTTGCTCCAATATAGAAGTGAGCTTATACATATGGGAGAACATAACAGGGGCGCGGCTTTCCCGTATCATGGACATCCAGCTACGCGCACGTTTTAACTGTGTGCTTTTCATGGAAACCATTGCCGGGGTCCATTCAGAAAGGTCGTCGCTTAATAGTATGACGTACCACTGTGCCGTGTTTTCGATGTAATTTCCGTTGGGCAATACATCCTTATTATCCTGGCTACGGCTAGTTCGGGCCAGTATATCGCTGGTGGCCGCGTGACGGGCTATAGGAGCGCCCTGGCTGGCCTCGCGGGGTGCCCATTCAATGTACTCCCGCCTAAACGTACAAGGCACCACACGGACCCCTGTATTGCCAATATAGGTCTGTTTGGTAACCGAATTTAAAATACAGCCCGCTTCGGAACCCTCAATATAATCAGCGGTACCTTTTTCAGTTTCGGGGCTCATTTTTTGTAGCAGCTTTAGAAATGGTGTTGCGGTATCGTCCACACCAACATTTTCAAAACCGGTGGTTACCATATCCTGTAACTGTGGAAGCATTAGTGGGGTAGTTTCGCCCGCTTTTTGAACGGCTTGTTCTTCTTTAGACATGACCTATTCTCCCTTATATGTGGTTAATTTTGCAATACGCCCTTCATAAACTCCAAATATTTCTATGGGTATTTGAACACCCTTACTACGCATTTCGCGTACAAACGCCCGTAATGTTGAATGGTGTACTGTTTCTTTACGCTGTACATCGTGGCCTATAGCCATAGCATCGCTATAAAAGGCCCCCGCCACATTATCTTCATTTTTATTAAACGACACAACCACTTGATTTTTAATTATATCTTCATGGTTGTTATCGCGTAGCCAAGTGAATGCCTGTGGCTTGTTGTCTTCAGAAATATGCACATGCACATCGTCACGTATGGTTATATCAACACCATTTGCCGTGGTTAATGACTGCATACCTAGTTCATCCATAGCGTCAGGCACTAATTCCGTTGCATACTTACGCAACGCCGCTTTGATGCCCTTTAACGCTTCGGTTGCTTTTTCCTCTAAATCACGCAACTGCACCAACTGCTCACACAACTGGCGTAATTCCTGTGAATCATTTTCGGTTAGGTTACTAAAACCCTCAATGACGTCAGCCAATGAGGTTTTTGCTAGTTCTAGGTCGGACATTAATCTTCTCCTTTCTCATGCAAGTCCCACTTTATAGGGTAGTATTGCTTTTCCTGGCGGTCCCATTTCAAAAATTGAACACGACCACGGTTGTAGTCGCCTGCCACCGCAGTAGCCATGCCGATGGCAGCGGGGTCACCTATCAAAAGCAAGAAGTCTTCATCGCAGTATTCGCGCAACTTACGTTTTAAACGGTGTAGCGTGGGGGAAGCACTAAAGGTAACCTGCCCCCTAGGAAGCAGGTACACAATGTCGCCATAGTCTCGTGCCGTAAGAATATTTTGCCCAGGGGCTTCTTCTTGAACAGCATATACGGTCATGCACTCGCCTTTCTTCTTTCTACTGCGTGTTGCGCTATACCTATGTAGCCTATTGGCAAAGTTGAAACAACCCTAAAGTAATCTGAGTACTAAAACGTTAGTAAACTGCGGAAAACGCGCGCGCGCAGTTTAGAAGCCTGCGCTACCATGTAAACATCTAATAACCATCTAATAGGGGTTAACCTGTTGTAAACATAGAACTAATAGCAAACCCTATTAGAATATTGGCCTATTAGCACACTTGGATGGAACACCCTACACTTCGAACTGTTCGAACTAACTATAGGGCTTGTTCGCTACCTGTATACCGGGTAAAATATTAACAGAAAGGAGACAACTGTGGAAGAATTAATTTATCCGTTCAAAACAAAGCCGTATGATCACCAACGTACAGCTTTGAATAGATCGTGGGATCGTAAAGAATATGCCCTATTCATGGAAATGGGCACAGGTAAGTCTAAAGTATTAATCGACAATATAGCTGTATTGTACGATCGAGGTTACATCGAAGCAGCTTTGATTATTGCGCCCAAGGGCGTTTATCGAAATTGGGAGATAAATGAACTTCCGGCCCATATGCCTACTCATATATTGGCAAACATGGTTGTGTGGAATCCTACCAACACAAAAACGCAACAACGGCTACTGGATAGCTTATTTGAATATCCCAACGAAGACCTAAAAATCCTCATAATGAATGTTGAGGCGCTAAGTACGGGGAAGGGTACGGCGTTTGCTGGCAAGTTTTTGAAAGCACATAAGACCCTTATGGCGGTTGATGAAAGCACCACCATCAAAAACCCAAAGGCCAAACGGACTAAAAGCATCCTAAAACTTAGTTCGTTTGCCACGTATAGGCGGATATTAACAGGGTCGCCCGTTACCAAGTCACCCCTTGACCTATACGCACAGTGCGAGTTCCTTGATCCTGTATATCTAGGGTATTCGTCATATTTCTCATTCCGCGCACGGTACGCCATCATACAGCAACGGTCTGTTGCATCGCACTCATTTCAACAAGTGGTAGGATACCAAAACCTGGAAGAACTAAATAAGACTTTGAATGATTTTAGCTTTCGAGTGCTAAAGGAACACTGCTTAGACCTACCGGAAAAAGTCTACACGCGCCGCACCATACAACTGACCAAGGAACAAAAGGAAGTATATGACGATCTTAAAAAATGGGCCATCGCAACCTTAGAAGATGGCGACATAACAACCTCAAATGTAATCACGCAATTATTGCGGCTACAGCAAGTGACCTGTGGCTATGCCAAATTTGATGATGGCACGTTCAAAGAACTACCCAATAACCGTATAGATGAGCTGCTGGCTGTTTTAGAAGAAAGCAGCGGCAAAGCTATAATCTGGGCCAACTATATTTATGACATAAAGCAAATCAGCAAAGCCCTGGCAAAGACATATGGCAGCGATAGCTACGGAACATATTTTGGTGAAACCTCCGATGATGACCGGCAGCGCCTTGTCGCTAATTTCCAAAACCCAGACCACCCCTGTCGCTTCTTTGTAGGGCAGGTCCGTACGGGAGGCTATGGGATCACCCTCACGCAGGCGGCTACCGTGGTATACTATTCTAACACGTATGACCTTGAGGTCCGTATGCAGTCCGAGGATCGTGCTCACCGCATAGGTCAGGTGAATAAGGTAACCTACGTCGATATATTGGCTGAGAACACCGTCGACGAGAAGATTGTCAAAGCCCTACGAAAGAAGATAAACCTCGCCTCAGCTGTCATGGGTGAATCATGGCGTGAGTGGCTTGTTTAAGACTGACGAACTATATCAGATAATTCTGTAGCGCGGTCGCCTACCTGATCGGCCCAATGGCTATCTAGCATTTCGTCTGCGGCGTGGCCGTAGTCTTTACGCTCCATGGCATCCAGCATATTGCGAAATTTACGCAGGGTGGGCATCCCCATATTGAAATGCATATTGATAAGCACGCTTTGAATTTGCGTTAATGAGTCTTCAAACCAGGGGAATGCGTCAATCAACTCGTTTACAGATATTTGTATATCATTCTGCAACAAGTAATCTATCTCATCGTCGCTCAACCCCCGACCGCCCTTTTCGTCAATGTTGCGGCCTGCGCCTATGGTCCAATAACCTGCGGGGCATCTGTAGGTATATTGGCGCACGCCTTCGTGGCGCTTTAGCGTATCTGTTATTTCGTCTAGAAAGTCTTGTGAGAATACGGTTGTCATTATTTCTTACCCGATGCAAAGGCTGAGCCTGTTAGTATAGCGCCGAATGCTAAGTGAAACAAACCTCCGCCCATTAACGTGAAGGGTTGATGCTGCCCTGTAAGTTTTTTCATCAATTCCATTTGCACCATAGCTTCCGGGGTGCTGTTGATAATTTCCATGAACAAACTTATATCCGGTCGGTTAAGTCCATACCATATTGGCACGAACATAAAATCGTAAAAGCATATCAACAGGTATATGATCAGCGCTGTCCACCGCCATGTCATAGTCGCCTTTTCGTGCGCTGTTAAGGTGTCTTTCATCTAAATACACGGAGGAACGCATCTCATATCATTCGTTAGCATTATGATAAGCGCCGCCGCAATCGCCACCAGCGCCACAATTATGAGTACCTTTGTGACGGTCATGGCATTTACTTACCCTTTGCCGAAGCAAAGCTGGTGGCTCCAAAATACACGGCCACGAGGCCAGATAATCCGTAAAAGATTGGGCCTACGGGTGCATTGGAATAGTTCTCGGGTTGCCATAGAACACAGACTACTGTAGCTGCCATCAGCCCAAGTGCCGCCCAACACATCATGCGGCGATTGACTTGATAAGCTGCTTTATCTGGAATGTTGTCTGGTTTTGTATCGGTCATATCATTTACTTCCTTAATAAGGGGTTATCTAACGCATCGCGTAGCTTTTTATCCTGTCGCTTCTCAAACACGTTTAGCTTGGCGTCAATTCCATTGATCTTGGCATCAAATCGACCGGACGCTGACTCCGTAATATCACGAATATTCTTCTCGGACTGACGCGCAGTAGAGGTCACCCGGCTAACTTTAGCATCAAACCGCTCATTTGCGCTCGCCGCAATACCGCGCATGGTCTTTTCAGCCTGCCGCATCGCTGCGCGGGTTTCCGTATCAGCGGTGCGGGAACGTTTATCGACGGCAGAAATGGCGTTTTCCAGGGATGCCGCGTCGGATCGTAGGTCTTGCCGGGTATCTCGCACGATACCTTGAACTTCCAGCACCCTGTTGCGAACTGAAGCCATCTCCTTGCTTACAGCCGCCATGGTTTTGTCCATGACCGCTAGCTTTTTATCAAAGCCCGATAGGTCCGGAGCCGAATACGAAGTAATCTTCTTCCGCATATTTATGTAATCTTTGTAGAATTCGAAGCCCCCCCAGAGACCTCCACCCAAAGTTCCCAGCAAGGGCAAGATTAGCAGCAGCTTGCTGCCCCCGACTTTTATTCCCTTATATTCCACTTCGGCCATTATTGCCTCCACTGACTTTCTATG